CAAAGGACATTCCCTTTGACGAGTTAGACGAGTACCTACGCTACGACTTGCGATCTACTCTTGGTGTCTACAAGAAACAGATGGCACGATTTGCTAACGTAGAGAACAGTAGTATGCAGTCTGTGCTGGATCTGACTATGGATACTTGCTATGAACTAGCCCTGATCTACAAGCGTGGGTTCAAGGTTGACATGGCAGAGTTGAACAAAGTAAAGACGGAGTTTGAAGAGGAACGGGCTGTACTATCAGAGGAACTAATGGCGTTTGTTGAGGAACTGATGGGTGATACACCATTCAACATCAACTCACCAGAGCAGCTATCAGCATTGGTATTCTCCCGTAAGCCTAATGACAAGAAGATGTGGGCCTTGAGTGTCAATGCATTCATGTCTGACTCTGCATTCAAGGATGCTATGCGTTCTATGACTGGCCCTGTCTACAAGACTAAGGCATCTAAGTGCTTCATGTGCAGTGGTACTGGCATGGTTCAGTTGCTTACTAAGAAGGGTACGCCCCGTAAGAACAAGAACATCTGCAAGGAATGTAACCGCCAAGGCTTTACTCTAAAGAACACTAAAGAACTGGCTGGCCTTAAGTTCACACCACCCAAGGCTACATGGGCTAGTGCTAGTGGATTCAGTACAGGCAAGGGTATCCTTGAAACACTTGAGGTTACAGCTAGGGCTAAGGGCATGGAGCGTGAGGGTAACTTCCTATCCAAGCTACGTAGGCTTAACGCTATTGAGTCTTACCTATCATCCTTTGTAGGTGGCATAGAGAAGTACACCAAGGCAGATGGTATGCTGCATGTACAGTTAACTCAGCACATAACCTCTACAGCTAGACTGTCAGGCCGTAATCCTAATATGCAGAACATGCCAAGGGGAGGTACGTTCCCTGTTAAGCGTGTGTTCATATCACGTTGGAAGGGCGGCAAGATAATGGAGGCTGACTTTGGACAGCTAGAGTTCCGTGTAGCTGCATACCTATCTCAGGATAAGGTAGCTATCAAGGAAGTCATTGAAGGCTTTGATGTACACCAATACACGGCAGACATTATAACTAATGCAGGTCAGGATATTGGCAGACAGAATGCTAAGATGCATACCTTTGCCCCGTTGTATGGAGCGTCAGGCTATGGTCGTACACCAGCAGAGGCAGAGTATTATACTCACTTCATGCATAAGTATCGGGGTATCTGTGATTGGCATAAGCGTCTAGCGACTGAGGCTTTGTCTGAGAGAAAGATTACAACACCTTCGGGTAGGCAGTTTGCCTTTCCTGATGTGTCAAGAAGGCGTGATGGTACTGTTACAAACTTTACCATGATTAAGAACTATCCAGTTCAGTCATTTGCTACGGCAGATATAGTGCCAGTTGCACTGCTGATGATGGAGCAAACCATGAAAGAAAGAGGGCTAATATCTTGCATAGTTAATACAGTACATGATAGTATGGTGATAGATGTACACCCTGACGAGCAAGCAGATATGATCTCTGTTGTAGCGGAAGTAGAGAGTAAGTTAGTAAGCACAGTAAATACGCTGTGGGATATTGATTTTAACTTACCTCTAACCCTAGAAGCTAAGATGGGAAACAATTGGTTAGATCAAGTAGATTGCTAATAGCAAAGAGGAATGTAGTATGAGTGAAGTAGCTTTAAATCAAGTAAGTCAAGAAGAGTTAATGCGCCTGACAGGTATGGCTAACGAGTTAGGGGGTGGTGGTTCTAAGAACAAGCTACCTCGTCTACGTTTGTGGCATACCCCATTGATGGGTGTCGTTGATGTTGCTGGCAAGAAGAAAAAGATGGAGGTAGTAGAGGCAGGGCAGTATCGTTTAGAGCAGGAGAATGGAACCTTTGCGTATGCACCAGAGGCTAACGTCCGATTCTACATGCAAACTTTTATGTACAAGCGTTACATCAGTGACCCTTCCAACAGTCGTTATGTTAAGACTCTAATGCATGATGATCTTAACTCGGATCTTAAAGATACAGATGGTGGGTTTAACTGCGGTAAGCCAGCAGGTTTCATTGAAGATTGGAACTCCGTACCTACAGATATGAAGGATCTTATTAAGTCTGTTAAGCGTGTGCGTGTACTGTTTGGAGAGGTCAACATGATCAATCCTGTGGACGAGAAGGGAGAGTCTATTGATGTACCATCTACCCCATTCATTTGGGAAGTAGATAATCGTGAGGCGTTCAAGACCTTTGGAGATTCATTCAAAGAGATTGCCAAGCGAGGTCGTTCTTTTATTCAGTATGGTATTAACGTCAGTACCATAGAGCGTGAAATGAACAATGGTCAGTCCTACTTTGTACCTAAGGTAGACGTTGACTTCTCTTCTGACCTAGCTATTAACGAGCATGTACTAACCATGCACCGCAACAGTTCGGAATGGATCACGCAGTACAATGATTACATCAACTCAGAGTTTACTGCCAAAGCGGTAGAGACTTTAAACACTGCAGATGAAAGTCTAGTTAATGAGTTTATAGATGTGGAGTAAGCATGAACATACACGAATTAATGGTACAAAAATATCTTAATAGTGTAGTGGCAGGGAAGGGTGGTATGAGCCGCCCTGTCCTTGACTTCATGGTTAACGATGTTAAATTAGCCCTAGAAAAGCAACTCGTAGACTCACGTAATCCAGACTTTAGGTTACGCATGTCAAACATAGGTCGTTCTTATTGCCAGCTTTGGTTTGATAAGAATCAGCCAACAGATGCTCTACCATTTCCCAACAGCTTCTTGATTAACATGATCCTCGGTGATCTTGTGGAGGCGATAATGAAAGGTATCCTCACTGAGGCTGGTGTAATATGGCAGGATGGTGAACACTTAAAGTTAAACTTAGGTAAGCATGTTATCAATGGTACGCCTGACCTAATCATTGATGGTGCTGTATGGGATATTAAATCCTGTAGTCCTTGGGCATACACTAACAAGTGGGTAGACTTTGCTACTGTTAAAGCACATGATTCTTTTGGTTATGTGGGGCAGCTAGTAGGGTACAGTAAGGCGTTAGACTTAGACGCAGGTGGTTGGATAGTTATCAACAAAGCAAATGGTCAGTTCAAGTTTATAACTGCTGAAGGCATTGATATGCAAGCTGAGTTAGATATACTAGAGGCTAAGGCTGATCGCATAGTAAACGGAGACTACTTTGAAAGATGTTATGAGCCTGTCAAAGAAACATTCCGTAAGGTAGCGACAGGTAACCTAAAGCTAGGCATTGAGTGTGGCTTCTGTCAGCACAAGTACAAGTGTTGGGATACCTTAGTAGAACGTCCATCCATACCATCTAAGGCTAAGTTTCCTGCAATGGTTAACTACATACACATAGTAGAGGAAGCAGCATGATTGATATGACGGAGAATGACTTCGGAGTAATACTACGGCCTGTTCTTGTTGATGGGAAAGAGTGGGTGGGTGATGTTCAAGTATCTGTGTTCAGTAATCAAATGCCTAAAGTAGATGATGAAACTCATGCACAGCTAATGTTTCTAGCTTATAAGATGTCAGCAATGGTTCAGTTCTGTCAGGACAATGACGCATTCGATGAAGCCTTAGAGGACTACACTATGGATATGGTTGAAGAGTTAGGTTTAGGTGATTCAAATCCTGCCGAATCTAATAATAGTAAAATAGTAGGAAGGGAGGGCAACGTAATAACACTGGACTTCAATACTAAATGTGAGGGGGAATGCTAATATGGAAGTTTTTAACACACCTACGTTAGATGTGGATAGCCTTGATGATTTTCTGGAGGATATAGTTAATCATCCCAACCATTACAAATCAGAGGGGGAGGGTGATATAGAATGCATTGATGCTATAGAGTCAGCATTAAGTGCAGAAGAGTTTCAAGGGTTCTGTAAGGGCAATGCAATCAAGTATACATGGAGGGCAAATAGGAAACAGGATGCACGTACTAACCTAGAGAAGTGCCGTTGGTATATTAATAAGCTACTGGACAATCTAGCATGAGATACCCTGTTAAGAAAGCAAAGAAGCCCAAGCACCGCAAGGTAACGCCTAGTATCTTAGGTAAAACCTGCGGCCTTGATTGTAAGGTTACGCCACCAGAGCCTTATCAATCATGGACTGAGTACCTCGCAATGAATCGTGACCAGCCTAAGCCCTACCGATCTTGGTTAGAGTTTAGGTTGTTTTCCGATGGGCCTATGAAGGATATAGATTATGAGCCAATCAAGGTAGACTATGAGGTAGTAGAGAATAGAAAGTACACACCCGATGGGGTGATGGGTAACGTCTGGTTTGAGGTTAAGGGTAGGTTTAGAACACGGCATGAAATGGATAAGTACATTCATGTGCGTAGGTCTAACCCCCTTGCAGTTATCGTATTTGTACTACACTCAGAGAAGGTAGCATTACCTGGCGCACAGAAGCGTAAGGATGGGACACGTAGATGTATGGAGGATTGGCTTAACGAGAATAAGTTTGCCTACACGTATGAGAGTAAGATGCATCACTTCATGAAACATTTCAATGAGGTAGCCGTTTAGTGGAATACATAATGGTAGTAGTGATGGGTGCGTTATTTATTTATACTATGATTTGGGGATAAAGTTCTTGACATTTGTAGTATTATCAGTATAACTGTACAGCCCTATAATTTAACAGGACATCAAATGGAAACATCAAACAAGATACTTAGCGACATAACAGTCTTCTCTAAGTATGCAAAGTATATCCCCTCAATGCAAAGGCGTGAGACATGGGAAGAGTTAGTAACCCGTAACAAAGACATGCACAAGCGTAAGTACCCACATATGGTGGATGATATTGAATCTGCTTACAAGTTTGTGTATGAGAAGAAAGCCCTACCTTCTATGCGTTCACTACAGTTCGGTGGCGCACCTA